TTCAACATCCAATCCATTAGGATATTCTTCACTTCGATATCCTCTTCCTCCTGCGGCAATGGCACTACGAGTTCCTTCAGTTCCAAAAGTGCAAACTTGAATTAAATTTAACTCTCCACGTTCTTCCTTTATTGCATTAAATATTTTCTTTCTTTTAGAGGGACATAGATCAGTGTCGATATCAGGGAGTTCAATTCTTTCTTTATTAAGAAATCTAAAATAAGGTAAATCCCATTCTATAGGATCTAATTGTGTAATTCCCAATAAATAATTTGATAAATAACAAACACTAGATCCTCTTCCAGGTCCTACAATTGAGCCACATTCCCAAAATAAATCAATGTAATGTTGGAAAGTATTAAAATATTCAAATAAACAATTATCTAATTTTTCTCCGATAGTTTTAATTACATCAGCCTCTATTTCTAATCTTTTAATATAAGTATCATTGAAAAGATTTTTTTCATAAAGACCATTAATACATTCATTTACCCAATATCGTTCTTGAATATTTTTACTTAAAGTTAGTGAGTTTAATGTTGGACAATCCACTGGAAACTCAAACTTTTTGATTGGATAATCTTTTACATTAACTTTTGGAATGATTGGATTTCTAAATAAATTGTATGTTTCAATTTTATTATAAATCTCCATTGAATTATTACAAATTTCAATAAATTCCTTTTCATTATAAAGATCTGATATATTGTTAAATGCTTCTTCATTACTCATCATATGAGCATCCCAATAAAATTCATCGACTTCTCTTTCACCCTCTTTAGAATTAAGATAAGCCTTATGAATAGGCCGCTCTTTTTCTGTTAAATAATGTGAGTCCGAACCAATAACAATTTTTATATTATAACATTTAGCAATAGATTTTATTCTTTTATTAAAAGATTTTTGTTCTTTTGATGTGCCCGCAGCAATTTCAATGTAGAAATCATCATGGAATAAATTAATATTCCATCGTATATATTCATCAATTTCTTTTTTTAATTGATAAATTTCGTCCTCATCATTTTTAGCTTCCGCCTTTATTAATTGAATAACTCTATTGTCTAAAAAATTGCCAAGACACGCTGAAGTTGCAATTAATGTATTAGGATATTTCTTAACAATTTCTTCTAATTCTTTCATCTCAGTAGGAACACGAACTAATCCTTTTGATGAAAAACTATTAAACCATGCAGTTGAACTTAATTCTCGTAATGCTCTATGACCATCTGAGTTTTTTGCAATTAAAATATAGTGCCAATATTTCTCAATATTGTTTCTATTTTCTACTAAATAAATCTCATTACCACAAGCACATTTAAAATCTTGTGGAATTTTCCCATCTTCCTTTAATTCCTTTTCTGCTAATAACCATTTTACATGACCACTTAAACATTCATGATCTGTTAATGCTAAACCAGCCATACCCAATTTATGGGCTGTAAGAATCATGTCTGGAATTTTGTTTATACTGTCAAAGTAAGCGGACGTTTGAGTATTCGCTGTGTGAATGCGTGTCAAAACGAGATATTTCATTTAAATTACTCATAATCCTTCCCTCCTTTTAAAATATTTTCAATAAAATAATCAGATGTTGTATTTGTTTCTTTTTTAAAGATGTTCCATTCTTCCATTGTCATATCTCTTTTTGCAAGATTTTCAAAAATAGTTAATATTTGTAAATTTTTTATTGAGTTATCTCCTCCACGAGATTTTGGGATAATATGATCTAAACTAGGTTTTGCTAAATCATAAAAAGTATTCTCTCTTTCTTTTTGTTTCCAAAATAAATATATCTGATTGAATTGGTTAATGTAACACTTGATATTTCTTTGTTATAGTTATTCATATAATATTTATTTATTTCTTTAAATGTCATATTATATTCACCTCCTATAATAAAGTAATTTTTTATAAATAGAATCAATTAATTTCAGCAGAAATATTGAGTGTGTTTTTCTTTATTTTATGTTTATATTATAGCATAATTTAGAACAAAAGTCAAGAGAATTATCTCTTGACTTATAGTTACCATCTCATTACGATTTTTACGATATAATAAGAATCTATTACTTCGCCTTTTGATTTTTTCTCTTTTAGTGTGGCAGTATGACTTACAACTTCATATCCATCAGTTTTTGCCTTTTCTTTAAAATTTTCTATTAATGCCATTGCTTCTTCCTCTGTATCTACTTTAATTTCATCTGTTCTTTTCATGATATCCATATTATATTTCCTCCTTATATTTCCAAGTAAAACCATAAGCTTTTTTCCCTTGCTTTATCTGTCTAGATAAATAACTAGCATCTAATTCCATTTGTCTTGCCGCTTCTCTTATACTGGGGAATTCTTGGTTTAATTCTTCACAATAAATTGGATAACTTAATTTAGGATTATTTGTGTTGGATATTTTAATTTTTTCGCCTGCTCTTTTGTTCCTGCTACCATAATTTATATTCTGTTTTTTAGTTACCCACTCCAAGTTACTTAAACAATTATTTAATTTATTCTCATCTTTATGATTCACTTCTAATAACTCCATTTGGTCAACTGGTAAGTAAGTTTCTAAAACTAATCTGTGAATTAGAAATTTTTTCTTTTTATTGTTTTTACTTAATGTGACCACATAATAGTTAGTACGGTCAATTACTGGCTTCAAAAATTTTTTGCTTCTATGAGAGTAAATTCTTCCACAACTAGTTATAGAATATAATCCTTCATATCCTTTTATTTCTAACATATATCTCACCTAAAAATCTGTATTATTTAAATCTTTAATGTCTAGGCTTTCAATAAATATTTGTGAAGTTTCTCTACCACCCCAGACATTAACATTACCTTTCCCAGCTATAGTAATAGAAATTTTACCATTATATTGTGCTAATTTATTAATTAAATCTTTAGCTTTAAATTTGATATAAGTGATATCATTAAATATGAATTTAAGTGTATCCTTATTTGTTCCAATAGTTTGAATTGTATCAATATCAATTGTAATATTTTCTGCAATAATAATCGGTTCAGCACAATTTTGTCCATAGAAATCTTTCCCGTGCTCTAAATCAAGAATCATATCATTGAGATATGAACAATTCCCATTCACTATAAAGTCTGCTTCATAAAAACCTTCATTAAAATTAATGTCAGCAAGCTCTTTATTTGCATACTCATAAAGTTTTGGAATATCATTTACTTTAAGTGAAAAACCGGCGGCATTTGCATGTGTATTAATCCATTGTTTCCAATGGTACAGACTATTTTTTACTATCGCTAGATAGAACACCCATTTCCATTTGCGTACCAATAGCAAATGTACTCCTCAAATTGAGGATAGTCGTTACAGGTTTAATATTGCTTTATTTTTTTCTTTATTATTTCTAATTGGATATATCAATCTATCATCATGATGATTCCGTCCTGCATTAATTTCTTTTACTGCTGAACGTCCCCATCCCAGTTCCGCGCTAATTTTATCTTGAGGAATATCCGTTAAAATAAGCATTTCTATTGCTTTTTTGGCTCGAATGTTATTTAACTCGCTCTCTTTTGGGCGTAAAGGATACTCCTCGTTTTCATCAAACCAGCTTGAACCATCATTGATATGTCTAATGATATTCTCTGTAATATGATACTTTTTTACGATTTGGCGGCGAGGAATTTTCCAATTTTTTAAATCTTTTTTAATTAACTCGGCAACTTCATTTGAGATTTTTGCAAAGTTATTATTCTCTCCCAAGCCATTTGGTGGAGATTGTCCTCCTTCACAAATATTGTATCCATTTGGGACGAGGCTACGATATTGCTGAATAAATTCTATTTCTTTCTCATTGTAATCCTCATACCAACCAAGGATTTCAAAAGAAAAATTTTCTTTACCATATTTAATTATTGCATCATGAACCAAAGAGCGATATTTAAGATTTTTTTCACAGTGCTCAATAAAACGTCGATTTGGATCGTTTGACTGCCCAATATAAATTTTATGATTAATCTTATTTTCAATTTTATAAATTGCCTTCATTCTATTCACCTCCTCTTTATTATTATATCATATTTTACGAAATAAAGCAATATTTTTCCCACGAGATCTCCATATCTAATAGACTTAGGTTACCTCGTTAGCCGCTTAATGCGACCCCCTTGGTGTTGGGTAAAGGTGTTATGGGCCATACTTAACCCTCAACATATTCTATATAACCGCTTTTCAATAAAAACTCTTTAAAATCTTTAAGTTCTGATTCTCCTCTTCCTCTCATTGAACCTTTAAGATATCCTTCATTATTAATTCTACCAAGCAATACTGGCTTTTTATGGTCTGCAGCGACACCCATCGCACAAAGACCAGTTAGTGTATTTGATACGTCCAGTTCATCTGCATTGAGAATAAGAATTTTATTATCGTCAAGACAATCATTTGAAATTTGAATATTTAAAAGATCAAGAGCCTTGTCTTTTTCTCTATTTTGTCTCGCTCTTGCATTTGCGCAGTTTCTTGCGCTTTGTTCTGCAATTGTCTCCATCTCTCCTTTATGACCTCTCTTGGTGGAAGGAATAATTTCATCGCCTTTAACAAAGGATTTAAATAATAATTCTTTTTCATTTGGCGTTCCAACTCGAATGAGAGCATTAATAAGGGGTGCAATATAAAATGCTACCTGAATTGGAGTTAATTTTGCATTATCTAAAAGCGTCTCAGTAAGAGCATCTGTAGCCAAGCCAAAAATTGAATAGCCTTGTTGTTTAACAAGTTTTCTTAGTCCAAAATTTTTAAAATGACTAAAACCATAATCGCAAATATATCTATTTTCAAGAGTATTTAAATTCATCATATCTCCGCAGATGCCTACAGCAACTAGATCGAGATAATCATCAGCTCCATTTAAATTTAACTGACTATCGCAATATTGTAAAAATTTATAAACAACACCAACGCCACTTAAACTTTTGTTGGGATAATTCTTAGAAAGCTGATTATTAATAACAATAGCATCTTCGCTATATTTTTCTGCTTCATGGTGGTCAAGCACTAAAATATCATATCCCATATCTTTAAGAACTTTGTGATATTCATAATCATTACTTGAACTATCCGGTAAAATAACAATATCATAAAGTTTCTTTGAAGTAAGAATACTCATAATAGTATCAAGGCCATGTTCCTTTCCATCAGGAATGTGATAATCAATTGTAAAATCAGGATAATTTTTTCTTAAATGATTTTCCATATAATTAATCATAACGGCTGAAGATGTAATTCCATCTGCATCACTATCAACTACATAATAAAATTTACTACCCGCCGCCAAATGTTTAAGAAATAATTTAAAACCTTCTTCCATATGATCTAAGTCCAATGGATTATGTAAGTTTTCTTTTGATGGGTTAAAGAACATTTGCTGATATTTATTATCATTCTCTGGAATAATTTTTCTATCAATTAAAAGATTTTTTAAGAAATTTTCTTTAATTGAATAAGATGTTTTCTGTACATATTTCATTTATATCCAAACTCCTTGTTTAATAAGATTTTTACAAACTTCTGGTCCTTTATCAAAAGGACTATCTTTAAAATTTAATAAATTTTGTATATCAAAAATAAATCCCATTTTACATTTATTTTTATATTTATCACAAATATTTTTTAATTTATTAAAATATTTTTCTTCTTCTTTCCATGTTTCCCACTCTTTATCGAAAGCTATTAATATCTTTTCTGCGCCAGTTTTTAATAATAATTCAAGTTGATAATTATGGAAAGAGCTACCACAGCAAGCAACACATATGTTTTTTTCTTTTCCAAACATTGTTGCATATTGCATTGTAGATTTTTCTGATTCTGCGACAATCGCCATTTTAT